GTATAGTATTAACGAATCGGGCAGGATTCAAAAAGAACTTTATACCCTCTTTGGGTTTTGTGGACTGCCCTCTGCAAAATTCATTGAGGGTTTTTTATTTATGCAAGAATTAGGAAAGTACGTTATTATTTATACTGATATGTTAGAAAAACTAACATACAGACAAGCCATATTGTTTGGAGTATTAAACGGAATGGCAGTTAAAGAGGGTTATTGCTTTGCAAGAAACAAAACCCTATCAAAGATATTGAATTGTAGTGAAGATAGCATACAACGTGATTTAAACGTTTTGCAGAAACTTAACTACATTCATCGTGAAATTGAACGCAATGATAAAATGGAAGTAGTATCAAGAAAAATCTATACCCTCACCGCTACTTTGCACATACCCCTCACCGCTGAATTGCGGATACCCTCACCGCTGAATTGCGACAACAATAAGAATAATAATAATAATATAAATAATAATAGAGGGGATAAACCCCAACTCACCAAATTTATTATTCCAACAATAGAAGAAATACAAAAGGACTTTCCTAAATTAGATGCACAACGTTTCCACGATTTCTACACCGCCAAAGGATGGATGATAGGTAAAAACAAAATGAAAGACTGGAAAGCAACTGCACGTAATTGGTTAAGAACAGATAAAAAAGAAACAACTACACAGGATTACAAAAAATTAAAATTAGATGATTGAAATAAATATAGTAGCATCGTTTATGCAAAGCGACTACGCAAAGGCATTTCTTGGTAAAACTGATCCTTTATGGTTTAGCGGTTTTAACCAACATATCGTAAGAGCGTTAAAAGATATGTATTATTCAGCGCAACCAATTAGCGTAAATGCGTTGTTTAAGATATTCCCACAACAAGCATACGAATTAAGTCAAATCTATTCGGCTATTAGTTCGGATAAAAGCATTGAAAACGATTTGTTAATATTGGAATTTGAATATAAGAAAAAGCAGTTGATGAATGACTTAATGCAGATTGACGAAAAGAAGTCACTTACACAAATTCAAAGTGTGTTATCCGAAAGTTTGGAGAAAAGTAGAATATCTGTTTTAGACCGTTCATTTACAATTACACAAGTATCGGGCGAAGTTTTGGATAGAATAGCGGATGCGGTTAATAGAGGCGATAATTTACAAGGCATAAGCACTGGATGGAAATACCTTGATAAATTTATGGGCGGTTATCATAAAGGGAACTTAATAATCGTTGGTGGTAGACCTGGTATGGGTAAATCTGCACTTGGGTTAAGTTTGGCGGTGGACTGTTGCAAATGGGCGAATGTTTTATTCTACACGATTGAAATGAGCAAAGAGGAATTAGCGCAAAGGTATATCAGTTATTTCAGCAACATTGAGAACTACAAAATCCGAAACGCTTCAATCACATTAGCACAGATAGAAGATATGAGTTCAACTATGTATTCAATGGATAAGGATTTTCACATTATTGATAGCACAAATAGACACATAGACCACATTTCAGCACAGATAAGATTACACAAGGTTAAATATGGGTTAAACATCGCTATAATTGATTATTTGCAGTTAATTGATGGTAATGCCAAAAGCAGATACGAAATCGTTTCAGAAGCTTCAAAACGTCTAAAACAATTAGGAAAGGAATTAGGTATTACAGTTATCGCATTAGCACAGTTAAAGCGTGAAGAAAAGGCAAGTGATAAACCAAGTTTAAGCGACTTAAAAGAAAGCGGACAATTAGAACAAGATGCTGACGTTGTATTGTTTCCTTTTAGACCGAGTTATTATTTAGAAGACAAACCCGAAATAGAGTTGGATAGCGAATTGATTATTGCAAAGAACAGACACGGACAATGCGGAAGTATTCCAATGGCATTTGAAGGTAAATTCACACGATATAAGGAGGTCATATGAATCAACACAGATTTTTGAGGTTATTGAAATTAATTGAAATGATGAAAACTAAACCACGACCGATTTACGCAATGTCAAAATACTTGAATATTAGTGAACGGTCAGTTTATAGATACATTGATTGTTTTAAAGAATCAGGGTTGCAAGTGTATAAAGACAAACATAACAAATACGGAATACAATGATACAAGAAAAAGACTACGTAAAAGAAGCGATTGAGTTAAAGATAAAACTAACACGCTCAAAACAAAAATACGAGCAGAAAATCGCATCCCTTGAAAGAGAGATTGAACGACTGCGACACGAAATTAAACATCCGTTTAAGCCGTTAATGGTAGATGCTAAATTAGAGGACTTATTGATTATTGTATCTAATGAGTGTGAAGTACCAGCATCAACAATTATCTGCAAAAATAGAACTCGCGAGTACGCAATAGCACGACAGATGTTTTGTTTTATCGCTACACGTCATTTAGGATATAAATTAGAGCGTGTGGGGTTATTTCTAAATAGACATCATTCAACCATCATTCACGGAGCAAATCGGATAAACGATGCGATTGATTTAAAGTTTAACCCCGAACTTCGTATATATGAAAACTGTATGTCAGAACTACGTGCTATGTCTGAAACGAGGAATTGAGTACGTTCACTGGATTACTGAAACAGAAAAAGAAATGATGTATTACTGCAAAAAGTATATGAAAGCAGGATGGATTGTTTATTCAATAGATATTGTTTAAAAATTGTGCATAAATACACGAATAATCAAAATAAATTTGATGTATTAAAAAGAACGAGATAATATCGCAACTCGCACGGGAACAATGGGTGCATGAATTTTGCCAAAAAATAGGAGGCGATTTAGGTGGGGACTTGTATCAAGAACTATTTTTAATCCTGTGCGAGAAAAGCGATGAATGGATTTTAGAAAAATACAATAGCGGATACTGGAATGGCTTTGTGATTCGGATAGCGTTAAATCAAGTGTACGGCAAAAGAACGAGTTTTGAAAAGAGTTATTTAAGACCTATTGCGTTATACGAAGTAAATGAATTTATAGAGCAACCAACACACGAAGAAATAAACGAATACCTACATCAAAGCATTGAAGCGGTTACAAATGATTTAGAGTGGTATGAATTTAAGATTTGGCAGTTATATAGAGATGGAGATAAGGACAAAGGCATTAAACCACGTTCAGCACGAAGCATAAGCAAAGTGACTGGCATAAGCAGACAGGAGATTTTAAAAGTAATAAACGACATTAAAGAAAAAGCAAATGAATATTTTATTAGCCATTTTGGGCATTGCGTCGATGGGATTGATTTTTGTTAGGGAAATCGGTTACGCTTGGAAAATTAAACCGTTCACGTGTGAACTATGTATGTCGTTTTGGATAGCGGTTATTTACTTTCATAGCATTGAGGGTATTTTGTACGGATTTTTGGCAGGGGCGATTTCAACATTTATAAGCAGGTATATATGACAGATTTAGAATACATAATTCAAGACATTAAGCCAAAGTTTGAACGATTCAAACAAGATGGCGTATTAAGGTTATCCCCAAGCGATAGCGTAAGAGTGCGAGATATTTATATCCAACATTACGGAAAACCAATGGGAACTTGCAGTAATTGTTTTACAGAGCAGTTATACTCGTTAATTGTAAGATGCGAGGCATTGCAGAAGGAAGTTAACACGATAGCAACAGACGAACAACCTAAAAGAAGAAGAAGAAAATGACACCAAAAGAAAAAGCAAAAGAGTTAATTGACAAATTAAATGAAGCAACTACATATAAATATCAAGAATATGCAGGAGCACGTTATTCAAAATTTGAACACGATATTGAAGAATTAAAAAAATGCGCATTGATTGCAGTTGATGAGATATTAAGCGAATATTGGTCGCATAATACAGATAGAAGAGATTGGTGGAAACAAGTAAAAAACGAAATTGAAAAACTATGAAAGCGTGGAGAGATGTAAGCAAACAAGTTCCTGCAACAGATGTACAAGTATTAGCGTATAGTACAAGTGAGGGATATATAATTTTGACATTTGACGAAGATGAACAACAGTTTTTTGATGATCAGTTTAGATTTGTAAAAGATGTTGTTTATTGGATGTACATTCCACTTTTGCCCAATGAGTAATAATATGGAATTCAAAGATATTATTGGATACGAAAGTTTGTATGAAATATCCGAAAAAGGTTTAATTAGGAATAAGAAAAAGGGTAAAGTATTAAAACCTTCAATTGACACTCGTGGGTATTATCAAGTTCATTTTTCAAAAAATGGCAAATCAAAAAAAATCTCAGTACATAGATTACTTGCTGAAAATTTTATTTTGAACCCATTTAACAAAAGTCAAGTTAATCATATTGATGGCAATAAATTAAATAATGATTTGTCAAATTTAGAATGGGTTACCGCATCTGAAAATATAAGACACGCTTGGGCAAATGGGTTATGTAAAATGACTGATAAAAATAGAGAGACTGCAAGGTTAAATGCAACAAAAGTACACTCTAAACAAGTAATTGACTTGCATACTGGAATTGTTTTTGATTCAGTTGTAAAAGCGTGTGAAGCACTTAATTTTAGTTATAGTACTGCAATAAAACATTTGAATGGTATAAGTAGCAAAAAAAGATTTACTTACGTTTAATGAATGAAAAAGCATACAAAAATCTATTTAGACTATTTTGGATATGATACCAGCGACTTTATACCTTGCGAAATGTGTGGCAGTCAATCAGTTGATATTCACCACATCGAACCACGTGGAATGGGTGGAAGCAAAACAAAGGATGTAATTGAGAATTTACAAGCACTTTGCAGACCTTGTCATATGAAATACGAGGGAAACAAAAAGGATAAAGAGATGCTGAAAGTAGTACACTTAATTAAAATGAATGAAAGATGAAAGCAACGATTG